AGTTCTCCATGATCCGGCATTTGCACCATGGCATTCATAAAAAATTTAGGAAGTTCAAAATGTCCAAAGCAATATTTGCCTGTACGTTTGTTTATGTTTTTCCATTCTTCTCCCACCAACCACGGATAAAGGGTGACATCTCCAATAGTAGTAGGCTCGTGTATGACAGTAACACCAGGAATGTATTTTCCAAATTCCACAGAGTGTATGTCTCGTTTGTCTTTGTAATACAAATCATGATTACCAGGAAAGAAATAGAAGTTGTTAAACGCCTGACCCAACTTTTCCAAGGCCCTAAGGCTATAATCCATTGTAGTAATGTTAAGGCTATTACGGTTATGGTGCCAATCACCCATAAAGATACCTGTATCACAACCTTCCTCCTTTGCTTTAGCGATATACCAATCCACAAATTCCTCACAATCTTGATTGTGAATTGATGAATTACTTTTAAGACCAAAATGTATGTCAGTAAAAGCGGCAATCTTTTTAAACATATTACTCACTAGCAGTATCCTCGTTGTGTCGTTTTAATGCGTTTGCATGTTCACCTGCGCCAGTACGGCTATAACTAGGATTCATTCCGTTGATTTCCAGTATGTCGTCACGGATATTTTGATTGCGTTTTTCTATATTAATAACACGAACAAAGCTATTAGTAACAGCCGCAGTAAAATACGCAAAAGGATTGTCTGATTTCGATTCATCAAATTGTAGTCCTATCTGTGTAAGTTGCAAAATAGCCTGACCTTTCATTTCGTCATTATATGTGTACCCACGAACGTTACCCCGAGTAGCATAACGCTCACATAATTTTAACATCATACGAGCTAAGGTGTTAGTTATTTGGCCCGCATTTTTGTCAAAATGACCAGTCTTCAATCCACCTTTCCAATGACTTTTACCAACACATATGAGTTCATCTTCGTCATTAAATTTCCAATGTTGGAAAGGAGGAAAATTAACCTTATCACGGTGATCTGCAAGACTCTTTGGATTTTTCTTACGTGTATTGTTAAGTGGAATATGATCAAATGTCATGATCCTGAAGACTACATCTGTCTTTGGAATTTTTTTATAATCAATTTCGCAGTCGGCTTGTTTAATTTTTTCTCCGCCCTTTTTACGAGCGGCATAATCGGTGTCTCCAATACGTTTGGCACGATTACGTTTGGCTTCTGCAATAGTTCTAATATTAATTTTATCTACGCTGGGCAGGATTATATCGTATTGATGATATTCTGGTTTGGAAAATACACAATAACTACTTTTTGATTTGTGTATTTCGGCCAACATGTCTTTGTTGTTTAAGTAATTTACTTTGGGCGGGTTTGCTGGTATTGTCATCCTTAAGAGTCCTCTAATGGTTAATTATAAACTACGCACTTTATAAAGTCAACTAAATATTATACCAAAAAGGAATAATATTATGGCCGTAACAGGAGCAACAGCACAGGTACAACAAGGCGCAAGTGCTAATTCGATTGGATCTGCTATCAATAAAGCAGGTAAAATCACTGCATTGGCAGGAGCGGTGGGTAATGCCGCCAATTTATTAAGTTCTGTACGTTCGATAAGTTTACCAACTGCTGGTGAATCAGTAGGCGATATATACGCCGCTTCGGCCGCTTTTACTGATTTGGAAGGCGCCCATGAATGGCGTGTTCGTTTAAGCATACCTACCTGGCCTAGTTTTAGAACCAGTGTAGTAATGAAACCATTAATCGATGCAGGCGGCATGATTTTTCCTTACACTCCAGACATTAATATAACTGCACAGGCAAAGTACACACCTTTGAATATTCCGCATACAAATTACAATTTCCATGCATATCAAAATAGTGATCCTGGACAAATTCAGATTACTGCTCCAATGTATGTTGAGGATCAAACACAAGGCTTGTACTGGATTGCAGCCATGCATTATTTAAGAAGTCTTACCAAAATGTTTAACGGAAATGATCCAAAGGCTGGCAATCCTCCACCGATTGTAAATTTTAATGCGTATGGTCAGTATGTGTTTAACAATGTACCAGTTGCAGTTACATCATTTCAAACTCAGTTGGCAAAAGATTGTGATTATATCAGTGTACCAGTAGTCAACAGTGCCGCTAGTATAGCACAAGGTGCCGCAGATGCAGTCGGTGGAATAACAGATGCACTTGGTTCAATCTTTCCAGGAGCGGGAGATGTTACTGCCGGAATAGGAAGTATTGCAGGCGGTGTTGGACAAGTGGCCGCCCTTGCAGGATTATTTGGAACTGGCGGGTCTATCCCAGGAGGATATACTCATGTTCCTGTAAAAAGTACATTTACAGTTACACTACAGCCAATGTATGCAAGAAATACAAGTCAAAGATTTAGCCTTGACAGATTTGTTGAAGGCGGATATCTAAACACAACTCCGGGATACATTTAAAATGCAAGCAGATTATTCTACAAGTAGTCCTTGGTACTTGACATCTATTACAAATAACTATCTAGACATTTTAAATATCAGACCTGTCAGTGCAAATCCAGACGATTTTTTATATACTATTGAACCGCAATATACCTATAGACCAGACCTACTGGCATTTGACTTATACGGCGATGCTAATTTATGGTGGGTTTTCATTCAACGAAATTTAGATGTATTACAAGATCCTATTTTAGATTTTATTCCAGGAACACAAATATATATTTGTAAATTAAGCGAATTAACACAAGCATTGGGAATATAATATGGCTTCTGTATTATCTAATCTTGGATCTGCAATATCGGATGCCTTTACAAAATTTTCTTTGCCTAGACCAAATGTCTTGAGCAGTTATGCATCTTACGATTATGTGTTTGGTCTTTATTGTTTAGATCCTGCAAGTTATAATTTTCCAAATTCATCATACCTTGCAGGACAACTACCGACTGCAATTTTAAAAAGTGCTGGTGCGAATCCTGACAACAGATTTATTATCGGCGGCACTAAATTTGAATTTTATATGACTGAACTTACAGTCAATAGTACAGTTTCATTCACACCTAAATTGACTAACACAAGCAATTTAACTTTAGAATTTAAAATAGTTGAGCCATACAGCATGTGCGGATTTCCTACAGCATTATCTGGTGCGGCAGGGCTAGCTGGGTATCAAAATTATAATGATGCTGTTTATTTGATTACTATTGATTTTAGGGGAAACACGGAAGGCGGAGCAATTTCATCAATACCATCTACTTCAAAATATATTCCGTTTAAATTTACAAAAATTGATATGAAAATGACTCCCGCTGGCGCAACGTATGACTGTGCAGGCTATGTTGCCAACGGAGAATCTTTAAAAGATGAATATCTTGCTCTTAAAACAAACGTAAATTTTTCAGGCCTTACTGTACAAGAAGCCTTGCAAAGCGGTGCTCATAGTTTGCAAGCTGCCTTGAACAAGTACTATGATAATTTAAAGAAAGACGGTGGTGCAGATCAACCCGAAAGAATTTATATAGTTTTTCCATCCACTTTGCAAACAGGTAAATCTGGATCACAAACTCCAAATGCTTCCAGCAAATACAATGTATCATCTGCCACAGTAAGTAAAATTACATCAGGTACAGATGCAAGTTTTTTAAAAAGTATAGGATTAAAAACAGCAGATCAGCAACAGGCAATTGCACAACAAGATACTAGTACTGTAAATAAAATTGGATCTTCAGAGTTTGACGGTGAGACAATAAAAGCAGCCAATAAACCTTTTGCAAAATCGGTAGTAGATCCTAATACCGGAGAAGTAAACAAAGCATCTACGCAGGTTGTAGATCCAAAATCGATTGAATTTGAATTTCCACAAGGCACTAGCATTATTGATATGATTAATAAAGTGTTATTTGTTAGCAAATATGCGGTTAATAATCTTAAAAGTAGTGCAGTTGATGCCGACGGATTTAGAACATGGTGGCGAGTTGATACACAAGTTTATCATATAAATTCTGATGACAATATAAAATCAAAAGGAAGACTACCTAAGATTGTTGTATACAGAGTTTGCGAATACAAATCGCACGTTGCATGGAGTCTAGCAACTAACGTAGTTCCTCCTGGTCTAGATAGTCTTAGAAAAAAAGTAGCAAAAGTTTACAACTATATCTACACAGGATTAAACACGGAAATTTTAAATTTTAATATTGAAATTAAAAATGCATTCATTATGAGAATGGCTCCTGATTTGTTTAAAAATACACAAAGTGAACTTTTACAAAATAGAAACGATTTTGCTAGTGAAGCAAATAAGGATGCTAAAAAAGATGAAGTTCAAGTCAACGACAATGGTGCAAAAGTTAACAAGGGCAATGTAAATGCCGCTCAGACTTTGCGTTATACAGGAACTGAAACATCTTTAGGTAGGATAGGAGGTACATACGGAGCCGCTCAAACAGCACAAGCCGCGGCTTGGTACCATGATGTAATTAATACTCCTTACGACATGTCTAATGCTAACATAACAATTATGGGAGACCCTTACTATATTTCTAATTCTGGAATGGGCAACTATACAGCAAACGTCAGTAGCCAGGTTAATATAACATCAGACGGAGATATGAATTATCAAGGAGGAGAAGTTTCTTTTATTGTTAATTTTAAATCACCTAACGATATAAATCAGTCAACTGGACTGTATGACTTCTCATCAAATAAGACAGCATATCAATGGCAAGGACTGTATAAATTAACTACAGTTAAGAGTACATTTAAAGACGGCAAATTTACACAAGTACTCAACGGTATTAGATTACCAAATCAGCCACCGCCAAATTCAGTAACTTCAAGTTCTGGCTTGAAACCTGGACAAGCTATTGGTACAGACAAACAATCTCCAGCTGCCGCTCAACCGGCACCCGGCACTCCCGAATACACAGCCGCATATAATCGTGGCGATATACCGCAGGTTTAATAATGACAGGTACCATATCCAGAATAGATACAGCTAAAGGTTCAGGCGGACAAAAAGCACCCGAAGTCCCTAGACTAGCCATAGTAGAAGGTCATCTTGACAGCAAATTCATGGGAGGTCTTAAAGTACGAATCTTAAGAGAAGCAGGCGACTCTAGATTTGACAATCAATCATTCCAAGTAAAAGCTATGTTTCCTTTTGCAGGGCAAACTAATGCTGACTTTGTTGGTAATAATAATGACTATGACGGAACACAAAAAAGTTACGGTATGTGGTTTGTACCACCGGATGTGGGGACACAAGTAGTTGTAATTTTTATCAATGGCGATCCATCTCGTGGATTTTGGATAGGATGTGTTCCTGATACCGAAAGTAACTTTATGGTTCCCGGAATGCCTTCAACAGAATTTACTGTTGAGCAAGGAACTACTCCAAGCGGACAACCATTAAGGGCTCCTACATCGGAATATAATAAAGTAATTGCAAATACGGATACTGCTAATGCATCTAAACCAGCAACACAAATTCCTAAACCTACTCACAAATATTTTTCACAAATACTAACAAATCAAGGATTAAATCTTGACGATATCAGAGGAATTACAACTAGCGGTGCAAGGAGAGAAGCACCTAGTACTGTATTTGGAATTAGTACTCCTGGCCCAGTAGATAAAACACCAGGTGCTCCAACAGGCAAAGTTGGCTTGGATTCCCTTAATAATAATCCAATAGTCCAGCCAATCAGCAGACTTGGCGGAACAACATTTGTAATGGATGATGGCGATTCTGGATTTAGAAGAAAAAAGAACGCTAGCGAAGGTCCTCCTGATTATGCAAGTTTTCAAGCAGGCGATAAATCTGGAGATCCTACTCTACCTCACAACGAGATGGTTAGAATTCGTACACGTACCGGACATCAGATATTATTGCATAACAGTGAAGATTTAATTTACATTGGAAATGCCTCAGGTACTAGTTGGATAGAAATGTCTAGCATGGGAAAAATTGATATATTTGCTTCGGACAGTGTCAGCATCCATACAAAAGCAGATATGAATTTTTATGCTGACCGAGATATTAATATGGAAGCTGGACGTAGTATTAATATGAAATCTACGACACAAACACAATTAGAATCAGGCGGCAACTTTAATTTTATTGTTAACGGAAATTATAAAGTAAAAGTAACAGGCGATTATATTAATGTAGTTAAAGATTTTAATGTTAGTGCAAGTACATCAGTAAATTTAACTAGCGTTAATACAAATTTAAACAGCAGTAACAATTTAATAATAACTGCATCAAGTGTCCTTGGTATAAACGGTGCAGGAGTTGCATCAAAGGCATTAACAACTGCTCCTAAACCTTTGCCAACATTTAATAATATTTACGACACTAACGGTAGTCAAATAGTGAGTATTATGAAGCGTATTCCTAATCATGAACCTTGGCCTCAGCACGAAAATTTAGATCCAAAATCGATGGCAGCTTCGCAGACAGATATAACATCGACTTCGCCAATAACATTTAGTAATGGAAAAACTACAGCACCAGATTTTTATTTAAAGTATACTACAGCAACAGACACGTTTAACTTTATTCCACCAAGTTCAAACCAATCTGCAAAGTAACGGAGACCTAACATGGCAAACAGTTTATACACAAAAACAAATCTTACAACAAAATCGAACATTAATAACAAGCCAACTTCTCGTTTGTACAGAGGATTCAGCACAGTTAATACAAATAGTAAAAATTTTGCATTGTATGATTTTGAACTAATCAAACAAGACTTGCTAAACAGTTTTTATGTACGTCAGGGCGAAAGACTCATGAATCCAGCTTACGGTTGTATAATATGGGACTTGTTGTTTGAACCTTTGACAGAAAACATAAAGGAACTATTATTGCAGAATGTCAATGCAATCGTAAATGCAGATCCTAGGGTTCAGGCAACCAATGTAATCATATCTCAGTATGATACAGGACTACAAATTGAGTTTAGATTGACATATTCAGCGTACAATCTTAGTGAAAATCTGCAATTAAAATTCGATCAAAACAACGGTCTAGTATCAAATATCTAATAAAATACGCATATAATTTTGTTCGATAAATATTAATATTAGGATAAATCATGAGTTCAACTACTAGACAAAATAATCTACTACTAGCAGAAGATTGGCAAAAGATATATCAAACTTTTAGCAATGCAAATTTCCAAAGCTACGATTTTGATAATCTACGCCGTACAATGATTGATTATATCCGTACAAATTTTCCTGAAGATTTTAATGATTATATTGAATCTAGTGAGTATCTAGCTCTTATTGACCTGATTGCTTTTGTAGGACAAAGTATTGCATTTCGTGTAGATCTAAACGCTCGTGAAAATTTTATTGAAACGGCAGAACGTCGTAGTAGTCTTATCAACCTGGCACAACTTGTTAGTTATGTTCCTAGTAGATGTGTTAGTGCTAGCGGATTGTTAAAAGTTGCCACGGTTTCTACAACTGAAAATGTTTTAGATTCTAATTCAAGAGATTTGTCAGGACAAGTTATTGCATGGAACGATCCTAGTAATACTAATTGGTATGATCAATTTATTAGAATTATCAACGCGGCACTTCCACAAAATCAACAATTTGGAAATCCATCCGATAGTGCAACAATTTACAATATCCCAACAGCACAATATCGATTTAATGCTGTAGCCGCAAATCTTCCTGTGTATTCTTTTAGTTCTTCGGTAGCTGGCAGATCGATGGACTTTGATATTACTAGTACAACTTTTAATGCACAGACGTACATATACGAAGAAACTCCAAAAATTGGAAATCAAGTAGCATGTGTTTACACTGATGACGGGTACGGCGCCGGTAGTCCAGGCACAGGTTTTTTCTTTCGATTCACGCAAGGTACATTGAACAATGCAACATTTACAGTTACTACTCCAAGTACTAACATGCAAATTAACATTGACACACCTAATATAAACAATACAGATGTTTGGTTATGGCAATTAGATTCTAACGGAAATGAAAGTGTTTTGTGGACAAAGATTCCAGCACTTACCGGTAATAATATTATATACAACAGTTTGAATCAAAATGTGACAACAATTTATAGTGTTACAACACAAACTAACGATTCTATTATATTAAATTTTGCAGACGGTATATTTGGTCAGATGCCTCTTGGTACTTTTAGAGTATACTACAGAATTAGTAACGGATTGTCTTACGTTATTAACTCGACGGATATTAATAACGTTTCAATTTCTGTTCCTTATATCTCTGCTAATAATGCACCAGAAGTTATAACATTGACATTATCTTTAAAAACGTCAGTAATTAATGCAACCACAACTGAATCCAATGCAAGCATAAAACAAAATGCTCCTCAAACATACTACACACAAAATCGTATGATCACAGGAGAAGATTATAATATTAGTCCGTTGAGTGCAAGTTTACAAGTGGCAAAAGTTAAAGCTATTAATAGAACATCAAGCGGAATTAGTCGATATTTTGACCTGACAGACCCAACCGGAAAATATTCATCAACAAATTTATTTGCTGATGATGGTATACTATATCAACAATTATTCAATACTGGAACAACATTTACCTATGTAACACAAACAGATATTCAAGGAGTTATTGATAATAAAATTCTTCCAATATTAGAAGATCCTAACATTAGAAATTTCTTTTATAGCAATTTTATTAACTTTATTTCAAAGAGTGTTAGTGCTAATTGGTATTCTAAAACTATTGATAACAACAGTTCTACTGGATATGTTGGTGCAATTGACCAAACGCCGTTAGCAGTTGGATACAATAATACATCAAATGCGTTACTGTATCTTGGAGTAGGGGCTTTGATTAAGTTTACAGCACCGACCGGATATTATTTTAATACCTTGCAAAAAAATATACTAACTGCTATACCTGCTTCGGGAGTTTTGCCATCAGGGGGTATTACTTATTTGTGGGCGACAGTTGAATCTGTGTCAGGTGACGGAACAACCGCTACGCTGTCTAATGGTCAAGGTCCAATTACATTAAGTAAACCTGTAAGTACTTTGTTTAATAGTTTAGGAGCAATAACAGCCACTCCGTTACTAACACAAATTATTCCAGCATTTTCAACAGCATTAACCTCGAGCGTACAAACACAAATAATTGATTTAATTTTTAATAATCAATCTTTTGGTTTGAGATATGACAGCCCAACCCAGACATGGCAAATTATATTTGAAAATAATCTTAATACTACAGGTTCTTTTAGTCTAACAAATCAAGGAGATGTTTCTAGTACACAATTAGATGCTAGCTGGTTTTTATTGTTTACAACAGATAATCAAACTTATACAATTACACAGCGATCTTTAAGATATGTTTTTGAAAGTGATGCAGAAGTTTCATTTTACTTTGACGATAGTGTAAAAATTTACGATATAGTATCAAGTTCAACAATTTCAGATATCATTAAAGTACTAAGCATTAATACACAGCCATTATCGACATCTGCATTCACAACTGATTACTCATGGCAAGTTGTAAATGAATATTTTGGACAAGACGGATACATTGATCCTAAAAAAGTTATAATTACTTTTGCAGATCCATTAAACAATGGTAGTGTTGACAACCCTCAGGGATTCATAGATATTGTTGACCCTTCATTACCAACATCTTATATTGTACAGAAAAAGTATTCTATTTCTCAAGGACAAGAAGATTACAAATATGTCTATAATGATCCTGCGATTGGCGGAGCTGGACCAGTTACAATTTTAGCTTCACAAAGTTTGGCTTATCCGTTATCACAATGGACTGACGGACAGTATTTTTATTTTATAGATACACAAATAGTAGTTCAGTATACCGTGGCAAGCGGAATATTAAATCCAACATTAGACTATAAAGTTTATGTCGGCCGCGACGGATTAAAATTTCAATATACTCATAGTGCAGATTATAATTCAAGAATTGACCCAGGCGCAAGTAATATTATAGATGTTTATATCTTAACTAAGAGTTACGATACTGCATTTAGACAATGGGTGGATGGCGGAACGACAGGCACTGAACCATTGCCCCCAAGTCAGGATGAGTTGAATAATTTATTAGCACCAAATCTTAACATAATTAAATCAATCTCAGACGAAATAATCTATCATCCAGTAAATTATACATTACTGTTCGGAGCGGCAGCTGATCCAGGTCTTCAAGCTGTGTTTGAAGTTATTATTAATCCTAGTTCGGCAGTATCTAATGCCAATGTTACTGCACGTATTCTAACAGCTATCAATCAATTCTTTGCTTTAGAAAATTGGAATTTTGGAGATACATTCTATTTTACTGAATTATCAACTTATGTAATGCAACAATTAGCACCAGATATTATTAGTTTCGTTATAGTTCCAACACAATCTGGTCAGTATTTTGGAAGTTTATTTGAAATAACATGTGCAAGTGATAGTATTTTCTTAAGCTGTGCTACATTTAGCAATATCCAAGTAGTATCTGGACTAACTCCAAGTAACCTTAAGACAGTTACAGGTACTGCATTATCTTCAACAGCAAATCTTCAACAAATAACAAGTGCAAATTATGGGGCAAATAGTTAATGGCCAATAGTAATATTCCAACCGGCAACACTGGTCTAGGTGTTAATTTTCTTCCTGATTTTTATCAGACTATTGCAAATAAAAAGTTTTTGCAATCGACGATTGATCAGTTATATCAACCTGGTACAATAACAAAAACTAGTGGATTTATTGGTCGTAAAAATGCAAAAGCCGCAACTGGTAAAGATGTTTATGTTACTGCGGCAGATAATACTAGACAGAATTATCAATTAGAGCCAGGATTTACAGTAACAGATGCGTTAGGCAATGTTACATTCTTTAAAGATTATATTGACTATATCAATCAGTTAGGAGTGTTTGGAGCCAACACAAAAAATCATAACAGATTAAACAATCAAGAATTCTATAGTTGGGATCCTCATATCGATTGGGACAAATTTGTAAACTTTCAAGATTACTATTGGTTACCATACGGCCCTGACACTATTACAATTTACGGTCAGCAACTAGGTACGAATAGTACTTACAATGTTGCAATACAGGCTGAAGGTAATACAAATGAATATTTGTTTACACCTGACGGACTAACTTTAAATCCTGTATTAAAATTATATAGAGGTCAAACCTACAATTTTAATATTGTAAGCCCGGGTAATCCTTTTAGTTTTATGACTGAACGTAGTATAGAACAAGGGTATCTATATAAAGAAGGAGTTAGTGATCATAGCGTAGAGTTAGGAACAATAACATTTACAGTACCGCTTAATGCTCCTAGTTTAATATTTTATCAAAGCGAAACTGATATTAATTTAGGCGGCGCTATTGAAATTTTTGACATTGTAGATAATACATTTCTTGACGTAGATAAAGAAATTATTGGAAAACAAACATACACCCTTTCAGACGGAACTGCATTAAGTAACGGGATGAAAGTAAATTTTGGTGGAAATGTAGCTCCATCGCAATATGCTGTTGGTAGCTATTATGTTGAAGGAGTTGGCGTTGCAATTAAATTAGTTTCTGAAAAATTACTAGAGATATTGAGTCCTTATACTTCCAATTTATCAGTCGAATTTGATTCTGCACCATTTGCTTCGTTGCCCTTTGATGATTCAACAGGCTATGCAAATGTTAAAGATTATATAGTAATTAATCGTGCAAGTACTGATCATAATCCTTGGTCTAGGATCAATCGTTGGTTCCATAAAGATGTTATTATAGCTAGTGCAAATTATAATAAAGATGTTCCTTCATTAGATCAAACAGCAAGAGCTAACAGACCTATTATTGAATTTGAAGCTGGTTTAAAATTATTTAATACAGGAACGATATCAATAGCAGATGTAGATTTAGTTGACACATACACAACTGATGTCTTTAATGTAATTGAAGGATCTTTAGGATATACGATTGATGGTATTTCATTAACCGATGGGCAACGCATATTGTTTACAAATGCAAATGCCGATCCTTTAGTGCAAGGAAATATATATCAAGTAAGTTTTGTAAACATTCAAGGTCGCAATCAAATACAGTTAACTCGAGTAGCAACCCCAGAATTGAATCAATCAGTACTAGTATTACAAGGAGTTAAAGGTCAAAGCCAGATGTATTGGTATAATGGTACAGTATGGG